TTATTATATTCGTCAGCTACTTTGTCATAATCATCTTGTTCTGTTTTGTTAGCAACGTCATATTTTTTATTACCTTTTGTAGTAGGTTGTAACTCTGCTTCATCAAGTATTTCTTTTTCTTTAACGTTAGTGTAATCATCCATTGCTTTATTTAATGCAATATCATCATCGGACATATTTCTACTTTTAATTCCTCTTATAGTTCCACCTAAAACAAATCCTGCTGAAGCTGCAATTAATAATTCTTTTGTGCCTAGTGTAGGATTTTGTGAAACTAATGCACCTTCAATTGCAAAGTTTGTAGTTCCTGCCGCAAGTCCACCTCTAATAATTCTTTGAATACGATTTGCTTTGTTCATTACAATGGCTGGTGCTAAGATTCCATCTGTTGCAATTGCCGCTGCCCAAGCTGTTGGGTCCAGGACTGCTGCGAGAAATCTTGCTGTTAATCCTGTAGCAATTCCTTTAGACATAATTACTTTTTCTTTTTTCTGAACGTCTAATATTTTTTCTTTAATTCTTTTTAATTCTGGATAAGACAATGCTTTTTCAAAAGCGTCCCAATAGTCTGGATTAACACCTTCTCTTAGTTCATCTTGTTGTTCTTTACTTAATACAAAATCATTAATACCAAACTCATAGTTAGGGTTTAAATCTTCTCTACCATTATGTTTTAATATCCACGAAGTAATCCACTCCTGGTCAATTGCTGCTTTACCTATGTCTAAGTAAGAAAATTCTTTTGATAATTTTTCTTTTACATCTGCATTAACTTTATCAATTTGAAATTGGTCTTGTTCACTAATAGTAGGAACATCTAGCATTGGGTCTAAAAATGATGGATTTTTATGTCCTTCTAAAAAATCTGTTTCTTCTCGTTCTTTATTTTCTTTTTCTATTGCTTCTATAATTTTATCTTTATTAGCATATACAAACTCATCTTTACCTTTTTGAAATGAAGCTTCGTTAAGTTGTATTTTTTTCTGTGCGTCAGCACGTTCTGTTTCTAATTTTTCTAATTCTGTTTGACCAGTTTCTTCATAGTCTTCATTTATTTGTTTTAAATCATCTACTAAATTAGAAATAAAATTTCCAGAAGCTTCTACTACGCCAGAACCTAAAGTATTTTCTGTTTCTGTTTTAAGAATTTCTGTTTTAGCTTCATCATCTATATAAGGGTTCATCATAACTTCTGGCAATGAACCATCCATACGTAAAGCGTCTGTTTTTAACTGGTTATCAATTAAAGTTGTGTCAGTTTTTTTTAGCGTTGGAAATAAATAGTTAGCTTCGTTTTTTCTTCTAGAGTCATATCTGTCTCCAAAATTTAACAAATTATTATAAGCGCCTTCCCAATCACCACTTGTAGTTTGTTTCCAAAAGTTTGGTGTTGCTTTTTCTAAATTACCATATTGAAAAGCTACGGAAGCAAGAACTGTTGCTTTTTCTTTTGATAAATCATCAAACGATGTACCAGTAGTATTTTCCCATTCTGTTCTAAGATTTGTAATAGCTTCGCTTTTAGCAAACTCATTAATTATTTTTGCCTGGTCTTCACTTACATTTAAATTAGAAGCTACTTCTTGTGCTTCTGCACCTCTTAAAGATAAAAATGGTGTTAATACATCTATAATATCTTGTGGTAATCCTTTTAAATCTTCTAAAACTCTTGCACCTAAATCAAAACCAGAAGCAATTGTAACTCCAGAGTTTGAATTTTCTGCGTCTGGTACGTAGCCTTTTGTTTCAAAGCCTTCTTGTTTTAATATAAAATCAAAATCTATATTGCTCATTTAACAACCTTTAATCCTTCTCTCATTTCATTATAGGCTTTTAAATCATCTACATTATTAAATGTAGGTACATCCTCACCCCTATAAAGTTTTAATAATTTTTTGTTTCTTTCTTTAAGAACGTTGTTCCATTCAGATGTATCTAAGAATTTTTTATTAAATTCAGAATTGTTATTAAATATTTCTGTGTAACTAAACGCATATGCTTTGCCGTCTATACTTACTGGTGACATTGTGTTTCTGTCCATAACAACAAACATATTTCCAAACCACGGTGCTAATACTAAGTCGTCTGGCTCATAAAAACTGTTTGATTTGTTTGCTACTTCTGTAGAAAGAAATACAGATTTTTTAGTTAAGTCAGCGTGATACGATGCGTCACCGTCAAGTCCAGGCATTTTTCTTTTGTTCCATAAAATACCATCTACAGCAATGTATGATTTTTTAATCATGTCTATTGCTTTATCTCTTGCTAGTGTTTCTGATGTTCCTGTAGCTACAAATATTTTTGCAATACGAATTGCTTCTTGTACTTGAAACGTTGTATCAGCATCATCTTTAAACCAAAATTTAAATGAAGCTTCTATTTGACTTTGTATTTCATCATTTGTGTTTTCAAATCTTGCTACTGCGTCTGGTAGATTTTGTATTTTCCACATTGTAGCCACAGCGTCTTGTAATTCTGTACCATTCTTTTCTAAAGCTAAAACACCTTCATAAAATATTTCTTCTTTACCAGTTAAGTAATCAGCAACAGGATTGTTGTCTTGTCCTAATCTTTTTAACATTTTAAATTTTTCGTAACCTTTTACAAATTGAGGAACTTGGTCTATTTGAAATATATTAGTATTGTTAATTAAACCTATTCCTAATTCTAATTCTTCTTTCCACGGATAAAATACTGTAGCATTTTTAGACATAATAGAAGCTATGTAAGCATTTACTTTATCTTCTCTTGGAAACGTTTCTCCTCTGTTAGCAGGATTGCTTTCCCATGTCTTTGCTTCTTCATCTACTAGTGTAATAATTTTATTATAGATACTATCTTGTGCTAATTTTTTATCTGTTTCTGAAATCTTTTCACCATTCCAAATATCTTTATGTCCTTCACCATCAAAAAACATTTTTTCAATATTAAGTTTTTTAGTTCCAGAACTGACGGCTTTTGTAATAGCTGTAATTATTTTAGTTGCTTGTTCTTGGTGTTCTGGTGTTTGTAAAAATGAAGGTATCTTACCGTCTTGTCCTCTTTTACCTTTTATATATTCTACAATAGTTTTAAATTCTGATGGGTCACTAACTATACCATTTGCAATTAGTGTTGCTCTTTGCTCTAAATAATTAAGAACATTTTTGTCATAGTCATTTTTATTTACAAATTTTTCATTTACTACTTTATCTAATCTTAAATCTTTTAAACCTTTACCACCATTTTGTTCCCAAGCTTTGCCTATCATTACAAATGCAGCATCGTTAGTTTGTTTATTTAATAACAAACCTTTAGCTACAGATACTTTCTCATCTAGTTTAAGTCTCATTTGATTCATAGAGTCTGTATAGGCTCTAGTGTAAGATTTAGTTTGTGTATCTAAAACTCTAAGTGGATTACCGTCTTCTGTTTGAAACAAGCTATCTACATTTAGAGTAGCCATAGTTTCACCAGTTTCATCACCTGCAGTTATATTAGCAACCTTTGTTTCAATGTTATTAAAATCTTCAATAGCGTGTGATAAACCAAAGTTAGCGTCTACTACTGCTTTAGCATAATGTCCTTTTAAATTAGCAACTCTCTCATCACCAGAGTCAATCATCTTTTTAATTTCATCTGGATTTGTAATACCTTGTGCTTTTAAATTATCAAAAACATCTTGTGCTTCATCTTGTTGTTTAGTTTTATAACTTTCAGTAAAGACAGAAAATGATTTGTTAAAGTTAGATAGCGCATTAGAAATCTGATTTAACTCAGAGTCTTTAGCTTCTCTGGGTCTTCCAGAAGAGGTACTTTGATACCTTACTGGAACGTATTGTGATTTATATGCCATGTCTATTTTTTTCCTTATGAGTTAAACATATTAGAGTCATCTGCCGCATACTCATTACCTGCACTTGCTACATTAATTGCTAATGCCATGTTGCTAGGTTGTACTGGTACTGGAAGATTGTTAATAGTATTTGCGTAAGAAGCATAAGCTTCATTTTCTTGTCTGTTAAACGATAACATATCTTTAGTAAACGCCATGTTAACATCCATAAAATCTTTATCTGTGTCTGTGCCTACGTCTTTATATATTGCTGTAGCGTTACCAACATTAAGTGCAAGTTGTTCAGACATTAATGCAATCTTTTCTCTTTTAATTGCAAACTTTTCTGC